AGCCGCACAAGAGGTGGCACAGGACAGGGCCGTAAGCAGGGCCATAGAAACAGGCAATGTCACTGGCTCAGACTCAGCAAGGGCTGACGCTGATTTGTCTTCTGAGAGGATTGAAGACGGCGCTACAACATCAGGTAATGTAAGTTTTGAAACACCTCAAGCGACAGGAACTTCCAGTCTTGAGAGTGAGATTCTTAAACTGCAACAGCAAATGCAAAAAGACAGAGAAACTGACAAGTGGCTTGCCATTGCACAAGCTGGTCTAGCCTTGATGTCTTCTGATAACCCAACATTGCTGGGCGCGGCTGGTGAGGCTGGTCTTGAGGGGCTAAAGGCGTTCCGTGAGTCTAATGAGCGCTATCAAGAGGGTGTTGTTGACTTAATAAATGCTCGTGCCAAACTGGTAAAGGACGGCAAAATAACAGGTATAACACCTTCTTCCGCAGTAAGCCGAGTTAATAAAATTGAAGAAATTTTAAATCAAACAGACCCAACGGCAATCCCACTACCACCAGAAACACGCCAAATTTTGGAAGAGGAGCGCAGGTATCTGATGAGGGATATACTTAAATATCCAGAAATCACTGCGTAGAGAGGCGGCACAATGCCAAGTATTTACGCCAGAAGCGCTCGCTCCGGTAAACTTTACGAAGTAAGTATCGCTGGAACTCAGCCCACCCCCGAAGAACAAGCCTACATTGAGCAACGTATTGACAACATCGAAGGGTTCGGTGCTGTCGAAGCACCGTTGCCTACTGAGGAAGTTGATGACGCAAGCGCGGCTGGTAATTTAATCACTGGGTTTGGTCGTGGCTTTCTGACATCATTTACTGAACTGCCACAGGGTATTGTTGGTCTTGGCGAATCTGTGCTTGGTTACGAGCCGGGGTCTACTGCGATTGGCGAAACTGCACAAGATATTTCAAAGGCAGGGCGCTCTGGCGTTGAGTATCTGCTTGGTGAGTCTGACGGTAGCGTATCATCTAAAACTGGCGAAGCGTTTGGTTCTTTAGCTTCATTTCTAGTTCCCGGAACAGCCGCCGCAAAAGGTGCAAAACTTGCAAACGCAAGCCTTAAAGCTCAGAAGGCCGCTGGCCTGACTGCGGCTGGAGCAATGGGTGTTGGTCTTGGCTCTTCAGAACAAATAAACAGAGTTGCCAGTCAGCTTTCTCAAGGCAAAGAAGTCTCTCCAGAAGACTTCATGTCAGCCACAAAACTTGGTGGACTCATTGGCCTCAGTGAAATAGCACCGTTCTCTAGAATACTGGGCGACACTCTTAACATCCTTCGCAAGGTTCCCAAAGGCAGTCAAGAAGAGGCAATCAAAAGAATATCTGGGCGCTTAAAGCGTATGGTCGGTACAGGTATTGCAGAAGGTAGTCAAGAAGCCATTGCTGGTATAGCGCAAGACCTTGTTGAACAAAATCTTTACAATCCAGAAGCAAACATTGGCGCTACCGCAGATGAAGAATTTATTTATGGTGGCGGCGCTGGCGCGGCGTTGCAATTTATTGTTGATAGCATAAGGGGCCGTCAGCTTAACAAGATGGATACGGCCTTCACTCAGCTAAAAGATGACCTAGCTGAAGAGAGTGATGAGGCGGCAGAGAAGGCGGCATTCGCGGCGAAGTCCGTGCAGTCTGGAGAGACGTTTCAAGGAGAGCAAAAGTTACTTCCGTCAGCAAAAACAGATGAAGAGATTGAGGAAGGCTCTGAACAAGAGGTGGATTCAAAGACAAAGTCTCTTGGCCTCTCCCCAGAAGAAGAAGCTATTGCGTCTGTACAGGCCGCAAGAGAGAGAACGCTTGGGCTTGCAAAGGTAGAGTTGTCAGCGTTACCAGAAGATGAAGCCGCAATAATAAGACGTAAAAGAATAACACTTGGAGAAGACCCTGACCTTGATGTTGACCTAAACGAACTTCAAGAGACAATAGGTCAAGAGGCATATGTACGAGAGTACAAAAAACAAAAGCCAAATATGTGGAGGGAGTCAGGTCAAAATCCTCGCAATCAAAAGCCGTTCAGTGCCGTTCAATACGAGCAAGCGGTCAACGCTGTAAGAGAAAAGGGCAAGGCTACTATACCTGTCATACAAGCGGCGGCAAAAGTCGATGGGAAGCCAGTTCCTTTATCCGTTGCCCGTGAACTACAAAACGAAATGGGTCGCAAAGGCGTTCTAAATCAAACTGGCGAGAACAAGTGGGAGGTTATGGAAGAGGTCGAGCCTCAAGAGGACTCAGTCACACAGCTTCGCAGAACATACAACGAACTTGAACGTAAGATTGATGAGGTTCGTCAAGAAAAGCTAGACGCCCAAGAAAAGCGCGATGCCGCAAAAAATAACGGTGATACAACAGTAGCCAAAACTTCTGAACAAGAAATGGCTGAGGCAGACAGGCGTATTGATAGGCTAAACAATACTCGCGGCACTGTTGAGGCACAGCTTAATGAACTTGACCCCGACAATCCTGTTGTAAACTCAATAGACAATACCCAACAAGAGTCCAATCGAGCAAGACAGGTTGGAGATGCTGTATCTGAAGAAAAAATAACAGAGGAGTATGCTCGCAAAAGACAGCGTGTGGCAAACGCTCTTCGTAAATACCTCAATACAATCGGCTTGGGTAATAGGGTAGACCTTGTAACACAGAATGTAATTTTCCCAGAGAACACAGATAAGGAAGCCAAGTTTGGTAGCTTAGAAGAGCAACTAATAAAAGAAGGCGTTATCGAGGGTTTTGAAAGCGCTGGCGACAATGGTCGCAGGGTCATTGGCATAGCCATGGAAATATATGACCCCAATCTATCGGAGGAAGAACTGGCCCTTAAACTGCGCGGCGTTATGAATCACGAGATGATTCACGCATTGCGCGGATTGGGGCTGTTCACTGACAAGGAATGGCAGACGCTCAGTAGCGCGGCACAAAACAAAAAGCGTGTGCGTTATGTAAACGGTAGATTGCAGGAGCGTGAATACACTTATTACGATAGAGCGGAGCGTATTTATACTCCAATCGCGGCTGAACAAGGGCTGTCTCCTGACCAGACAATAGATTTAATTAAAGAAGAAGCTGTAGCAGAAATGTTCCGTGACTATGTTGACGGCAAACTAAAGATAGCTGGCAAGCCACAGTCTCTTCTCAAGCGTATTGTAAAGTTCTTCACATCTGTGTTCCGCTCACATAACGATGTTGGGTTTAAAGAAGCCGCAGACATATTTGAAAACATAACCACGTCCGACAAAACAAAGCAGATTGGTCGAAGGCCAACCATGTCGGAAACAAACTTTGATGACGCTAATGTTGCAAATGACCAAATGAGAAAGTCATCTGTAGTCTTCTCAGCAGATAGAAGCATCACTGCCTACAAAGTAATTACAAAAGGACCAGACGACAAACTTTACCCATTGTTTGTAGACGCAAAGACAGAAATACCCATGGGTCAGTGGGTAGAGGCAGTTATGCCATTTACCTTTGAGCATAAGGGGCGGCTTTATGTGCCGTCTAGGGGTGCTATTGGTGCTGATGGCAAACGTAAAGCTGGAACTGGTGTAGACATTCCGATTCCAAATGAATCCGTTAGAAAACAGCTACTCAAAGATGGGTACATTACAAAAACCTCAGCTAAAAGTGTTAAAGCAGTTGCGGCGAGGGGCGGCTTCCATGCTGGTAGCTTGCCTATAGCTAATCATATTGGCAAAGAGCCTAAGATTACATCAGAACAAAGACAGGTTCTTATTGATAATGGCTTTGAGCGGTCAATAAAAGGTAAAGAAGGTAACTTCATACTCAACATAAGAGAAGATGACCAAGTTTGGGTGGAAGTTCTTGTTCCTGATAACTCTCATGGCGTTGATTGGCAAGCTGTAGCCAACAGTAAGGCTGGAGTGTATGCGAATAATCCACAGAACAGAAAACTTGGTCGCGTTGGTCAAATCATACCGCAACAAGCGGATATAAATGACGATATACCTTACGGCGGTCATTACCTTTACAGGCAGGGAGCGGCAAGGCCAGAAGAAAGCTGGGTAATTAGTGGTAATATGCTGGTCAATCGCGAGATGTCGCGAGAAGAAGTGCGTCAGATAAATGAAGCAAATGGGGTCAAAGACAGCCCAACTCTTGCGGAACTTTCTGAGATATTTGGCCCTTCAGAAGCAAGACAAATTGTTTTCGGTAAAAGCGAGAAGAAATACTCTATAGCACCGCCAGCACCGCTGGGCGGCATTTCACAATTCCTGACTGACCAAGAGATGGAAGACCTAATGGTTGGCAGGAAAAATGACGTACAGAACAAAGCAGAGAAGATAGCAGAGATATTCTCTCAGCTTCCGTCAGCAGAGAACTTTGCGGCTGTAGCCATAGCTGGTCAAGCAAAGAAGGGCTGGTACAGAGACTCCGCTAAAGCAATCATGGATATATTTGGTGTCCATGATGCAAGGCGCTTTACTGCATTGTTAGCGGCGACATCTCCACAAACATCAGTTGAGTCAAACGCTATCAACACTTTAAATATATGGGCTAATTGGAACAAGGCTGGACGGCCTCAAGACCAAGCGACAATATTTAAGATTATGGGCGAAAGCGTCCAAGGCGATAAAGGTGAGGATTCTATACTGCCAGCGTGGAGGGCTAACTCCATAAGAGCCTTGACCGCTCCTTTTGGTCAAGAATTTGGCATCATGGTTTCTGGGCCTAAAGTAAACTCATTTATGCTTAATCTTGTGAACGAGCTTGATGAAGTTACTAATGATACATGGATGGCTAACTTTGCCTTGATTGAACAGCCAACATTTAAGGGCGCTAAAACTGTAGCATTCCAAGATGAGCTTGGTAAAATAGGTGTAAAGGGGCCGGGATATCTGGCGTTTTCAGCTAGGGTAAGAGAAGCCGCTAGAGCCGCCAGTGAAATAACTGGCGATAGCTGGATGCCAGCAGAGATACAGGAAACTGTATGGTCTTTATCAAAAGCTCTTTTAGAAAAGCGCAAAAGACTAAAGGGCGATATGCGAGGCATGACTGCCAAGCAGTTGCTAACCGAAGGAATTATCACAGACCAACAAGTTGCAGATGTCCCAGACTTTGCTAGACTGTTTACTGATGGTGTATTAGGAAGGATATTAGAAGATGCAGGGTACAAAGAACAACTTGACGCTGTTAGAAGCGGCGCAGGGGGCGATGGAGTCGCAGTTGAGCCAAGGCCTGTCTACAGCGCAGAAAACGTCTCGGCTAATAAAGACTTTATCAGGAGAGAGCTTGGAGACTTCGCAGATAGACTCGAAATCCTCGCTGTCAACGGAAAGAAAGCCCTTAGAAAATTCAGCACAACAATCCCAGCAGACATCAATGGGGGCAGACGCGCCGCAATTAATGTCAGAATCGGTGCAGGATTTAATGGAAGAGTTTTCAATAAGCAGAGAGCAAGCGGAGTTATTAACGGATATAACGTAATATCCACATATACAGTTAGTGGTAACGCCGCCCGCACATATAACGAACAAAATGTTTCTACCCCAAGGTTTATTGAACTAGCGCCAAGCGAACAATCAGCGCAACAATTTACAGACTCAATAACCACCGCTAAAGCAAGCCTTGGTCAGCTTGGGGAATCTGTTTTTGTGTACTCACCAGATGAATATAAAGACATGAGGCTGTTCTTAACTGAGGATGGCACTGGTGGTTTTGCTCTCAAAGAAACAGAGACTGCTGGAGTAATAGACATTGTATCCGTCTTTAATAGAAATGCCCCCAGTGAACCCGGCGCTGGCGATGGTGGCCCACATAAACAGTTAAATTATCCAATGATACGACTCGCCACTGAAGAGGGTGGCAATATGTTGGATGCATTTGACATCTACCTTCCAAAACTGTACAGCGCCAACGGCTTCAGGGTTCGCTCTCGCCTGAAGTGGGATGACGAGCAAGCCCCTGATGGGTGGAGCAAAGAGGCGTTCAAAGACTTCAACAATGGTGAGCCTGACGTAGTTTTCATGTACTACCAGCCTGACAGAATTGACGTTTACAAAAACAATTCTGATGAAGGTGAGATGTTCGATGACTATATGGAGGCAGTCAATGCACAGATTGGTGCGGCGCTGTCACCAACCAGCATAAACAGATACAAAGACCAGCAGATTGCTGAAGAAAACACAGAGAACAACCCTAATGAATTTCTGACTGAGCAAGATGATGCACAGCTTGCCACTGTCCGTGAGGGTATAAATGCTGAAGAAAAATACGATGGTACAAAATTATCAATAACACCACCCAAGCCAACAACCTTACTTAGAGCGCCACTCAAAACAAAGGTTCAATATGAGTATGGTTACATACAAGAGGGTAACAAAAAGTTACCAGTGGTTCTTATGTATGGAAATCATATTGAAGAAGTTGGCGGCAGAGGAAGTGGCTTTGGAATGAAGCATATCCGTGAGCGCGGTCACGTCCAAGAATTGATTGATGCTGGGTTCCCCTCTGCTGAAAAGGCTATCTTCGACACCATGTATCGTTGGGGCGCTCAGGGGTACAGAGACGGCGCAGAAGTTATCATTTTCCCAATGGGTGACGATACTGTAGAGCTTCAATACGATGCTGGGAAAAGGGGTAGGGTTATTTTAGCGCTGACCAAGAAAGGCGTTAGATATAATGGTGAACCAGCATATACAGTTAAGACTGTATACCCCAAGGACAAGAAGAAGAAGTTCTCCGTTGCGTTCTCAGCTATAGACCCCAACAGAATACAAAATCAAATACCTGTAGCTCAAGATAGCCTGATGTATTCAAGGGCATCAAATCTATTGGCAAAGGTTCTTGGTGTTGCTTATGACCGCAACAAGGCGGAGGATATCGCCGATAACTTCTTGCAAAAGTTCCAAGACTCCATGTTGCCTGTGGGCAGAATGATTGACGAACTGAAGTCTCAGGGCGCTACAATCACTGATGCGAATGACACATATCTAAGAGAAGAATTGTACCATGGTATAACTGGTTCAAAGATTGCAGATAACGAAAAGAACCTGTACGAGCCTATGCTAAATCTGGTGAAGGGCATTGGCCTGACAGAGGGGCAGGTGTCTGCGCTAAGGGCTAATTCTAGATTTATTCGTGAAGCAATGCAGGCTGGTAAGCCGCTAAAACAAATTCTTGCAGATGCATTCTTGTATGCTCGTCACGCAGAGGAACGTAACGCATACATCCGTAGCATTGACCCTGAAAATGACTCAGGTTCAGGCATGACCGACACAGAGGCAAGGACAATAAAACAATTCTTCGATTCTCTGACAGGCACAGAGAGACAGCGCTTTATTGATATAGGTGTTGCGGCAGACAGAATAGTGCAAAGCACTAACGATATCCGCGTTGCCTCTGGCCTTACACCAGACTTTAATGACGGCGAGATTACAGAGGACGAGGCTGGGAAGACAGTTAAGCAAGCCCTTCCAAATTACACCGCTTATGTACCACTGCGCGGTATATTAGACCCTCAAAACGAAGCCAGCGAAGAATACTCTGGGCGTCCATCATCAAGACCTAAGTTTGGTGCGCGTGGCAGAGAAGATATGCGTATGTTCGGCAGATTTGAGTTTGCAAAAGATATCATGGCAAACCTCATGGTGCAGAACCAGAATGCTATTGTTCGCTCTGAGCGCAACCGTGTTGGTAAATCATTCCTTGAGTTACTTAGAAATGAGCCGCGACTAACAGATTCATATGCAAGAATAATATCACAGCGTCCAACAATTAGAGTTCTTAGCGGCGGCGTTGTAAAGACAAGACCAGACCCAAGGTTTGCGGATAGAGATGACATTCTTATCGTAAAAGAGGGCGGTCAGGAAGTTGCCATACAGATTGATGACCCACGCATAGCGCTCGCTATGAAGGGTGCGTCAGGTATGTCTGCACAACACGCAGGGGGATTGGTAAAGGTTCTTGGCAAGATAAACCGCTACCTTTCAAACATTAATACATCTTGGAACCCTGAGTTCCTTATCACAAACATGGTTCGTGACCTTCAGACTGCTGGTGTCAACATTAACCAGTATGAGATGAATGGGTTGACCAATGATATTCGTAAGACGATTGTCCCAGCTTTGGCGGGCATCAAGCGTTCAATCATTGATAATGACAATACAAGTGAGTGGTCAAAAATCTATCAAGAATTTGTACAGGCTGGCGGCCAAAACGCAACCAACATGATGAGTGATTTGAATGACCAGCTTGGTCGCCTTGATGAAATGTTGAAAGAAGTATCTGACGCTGGAGCTAATGGGTTGTACAAACAAACAAAGGCTGGCTTTGGAAAGATTTTAAAAACATTGGAAGACTACAACACTGTTGTTGAAAACGGTGTTCGTATTGCAACATTTGAAGCCTTGAGAAAAAGAGGAGACTTTTCTGACGACAGGGCGGCACAGGCGGCAAGGAATGTAACAGTAAACTTTGCTAAAGGCGGCGAATACAAAACATTTATGAACAGCCTGTACCTGTTCTACAATGCTTCGCTTCAAGGCTCATTCGCACTCTTAAATGGCGCATTGCGTTCCAGTAAGGTTCGCAAGCTGTGGGTCGGCGCTATGGTTACTGGCATGATGCTAGACCAACTTAACTCATATATATCAGACGATGACGATGACGGTCAGGAAATCTACGATAAGATTCCAGACTATGTTCTTGAGAAGAATCTTATCTTGATGGACCCATTTGGCGTTCTTCCGTCAGAAAGAGGGTATTTCAAAATACCTATGCCATATGGATTAAACATGGCTGTGAATATGGGGCGCTCAATAAGCCGCGCTGGTCGTGGTGGTTACTCAGCATCAGAGGCAACCTCATCTTTCGTAGGCACTATTATCGATACACTAAACCCAATAGGGGATACACCTCGCATACCGTTTGTTGACGATGACTTTGAGTTTCAAGACATACTGACAACATTGTCTCCTAGTGTCGGTGACCCAGTTGTGCAGTACCTAACTAACAGCGACTATGCTCGTAAGCCAGTTTACAAAGAGCCTTCATCATTTGGCGTTCCAGCGCCTGAGAGCCAGATACACTGGACAACAACATCTCCGTCAGCAATATTCATTGCCAACTTCATACGAAAGCCGTTTGGCCTTGGCGATGCATCAGACGTAAGACCGGGCTTTGTTGAGGTTTCACCAGACACACTTGAGTTTTGGTTTGACTACGCAACTGGTGGTGTCGGAAGATTTGTACAGCGCACTGCTGAGTTTGGGTATTCCACCGCTCCAAAACTAATGGCTGGTGAGTTCGAGGAAGCCATGCTTCGCTCAACCCCATTATTTCGTCAGGTTGTTAGTTCTGTTTCTGAGAGGGAGGACATTGGTAACTTTGTTGAGAAAAGAGATAGAGTCTTACTTACCAGAAAAGATTTTATTGATGCCCGTAAGAAAGGCGATGAACAAAGAGCGCAAAGAATTGCACTGGCATACAAAGAAGAGTTACGGATATCAGGGATTGTCAATGCTCTCAACAATGCTAGGAACAAGCTGATACGCAAACGTAAACAGATTGAAGAAAGCAAATACATTCCAGAAGAGCAAAAAGAGTTGTTGATTGAGCGCATGAATACGCGAATTAAAGAAATAGTCACAAGGGCAAACAGCCTGATGAGCAACCTGTAAAAAAGGGCGCTTTACAGCGCCCCTTTTGTTTGTACGATGGTACAATTATTCGCCCATCTTTTTTTGCAACCAGTCCTCTACCTCTTGCCGCTTCCATCTTTTTATTCTAGGCGAAAAAGAAATAGGTCTTGGAAACCTTTCGTCACTTTCCATTACATACTGAATTGACTTTGGTTTGATTGACAACATATCAGCTATTGCCTTTGCATCTATGAAATCTGTCTTCATTGTGAACGCCCTTGCTTCCATCTTGTAAACTCCTCAGATAGAGATTTAAATTTCTCCCTTGCTTGGGAGTTCGTTTTCATATCAGCCCTGCTGGTTATTTCCAGATAGTTTCGCAACGCTTCCGCAACACCATTTTCATCTGGGGTAAGTGTTGGGTATTTTCCTGTTGGGTCATACGTTGTGATGTTTTTTGTATGAAGAAACTCAACAAAGCTGGGGTTTCTGCACAACATACCAGCACTGGCAATTAGCTTGTCAACTTCACGTTGCTCAACAGATATCTCTGGTTCATCTTGCTCGTTTAGCTTTACCATAGCAACCATGTATCGAGAGCCTACCCAATCTGTGTGTAGATTGGCTGGAACTTCGTTAGGGTGTATGGCCAACCTAAGTATCGTGCCAGCTTTACTTTGTGACATTGATGTTTTTACCGCCTCAAAATGCACTGCGGCATCTTTTATGTTATCCATGCTTACCTCTATGTATCCTAGACATTCTGTCTTTTTTAACCTTCACAGTACGCAAGAAGTTACCGTTACCGTGAAAGTTGCCTCTCTTTTGATTGTTGTACCGCCTGTCCAGTTTTGTTCCCACAACAGAACCGCCGTACTCTTTAAAGTTTATGACCCTATCGTTCATCATCTTTAGATGCTCTTCAAACTCCTCAACCGTCATCCCAAGGGGGATTTTTTCTTTGCTCATTTTATGTCCTTTCCATGTGCCTCAAGGGCATGAACAACTATCGCCACTTTTGACATCATATCGTGGTCAGTCTCCGCTCCATCTACAATTTTGCTTCGCTTAACTTCATCAGGCAAACTTTCAATTTGATGCTTCAATTCATAAGCTATGCAAAGACTTTCATCCATTGAACTTCTCCCAATTAACTCTAGCCCATTTCAGTGGGTCTATGCCTTGCAAATCCCACCAAGTTCTTTCGTCACCGAATGCGTGTAGCTTCATGTGACAGGAGTGGCACAGAGGAACACACCAGTTATCTCCCACTTTCATGCTCATGGCATTTGGCTCCGCAAACATGATGTGGTGTGCCTCTGCGCCATACCCACAGACCAAGCAAGGCGAACCTCTCAAGGTCTGTAGATATTTCTTAGACCTAACCCGCTTAGAACGGTGGGTCATCTGCAACAGCCGCTTGCGCTCTAGGTGGTGCAAATCCGTCTGCGTTTTCTTTCTTCTGGTTGCTTTCCTGATACATACTACCAGTCAAAGAAACAAAAGTTGCGCCAGTCTTTTTGCTGGTTTTCTTCCAACCAGCTAGACGTAGCTTAGGCTTAGGGTTGCCCCTAGACATCTGTTCAACAAGGTCATTGATGACCTCATCAGACAACTCCAAGTCACCTGTGTAGTCAGGCTGATTAGGTGTCTTTTTATTATTGTTTGTGAACAGGACTCCTGATGGTGGGTATTGATTGCTCATGCGGCTTCTCCCTTTTCGGATTCAAATTTCTTGGCATGGTTCTGGAAGTTATCCAAAACCTCTTCGTACAGCTTGTTGTCACCCTTCTTGAGGGTTTCGATAGCACCCTTATTGATACCCCAAAAGCCGCGCAAAGTTTCCAAGTCTTTACACTCAGGAATGAAAGTATTGAATACAGCGGCAACCGTATCCATTCCCTTTATATCCTTCTTCTCACCAGTAGAACTCTCTACAGTGACCGTTGGCTCTACACCCTCTGGCAAGTCTTCACCAGCATAGATGTAATGCCCAAGTCCGTGCATTGCACAGCACTTAGCGAGACAGCGCTGAAGCGCAGTATTTACTTGAAAGCTGTCTGGCTGTGACACAGCCTTGTTTGCGTGATTGAGAACAGGCAGAACTTCAGTCTGGCTCTCCCCATCAATATCAACTGTAACCGACACAAACGAATACCCTGCTGGGTCAATCATGTACGGCAAGGTACAGTCATTATTTGCACTAGAGTACAAATTTTTAGTGAACGTAGCCTTGGGGTAATGCTTTTTCACAATGCCCCACGCCCATGCCCAACTCAAATAAGTCAGGCCATTTTTTTCTTCAGTATGCTCTGACACATCAATGCCAGATAAGGTTTCCCATACACTACTCATCTTAATTTCCTTTATACTGTGAACAAAATTCAGCGACACCGCAGTAGTCGCCATCACACCGCACATATTCACCAATGCGATGTTCTATCTCAGTTGACACGTCCTGTGTCTCAGAGAATTTCTTGGCCTCGTCTTCGTTATCAAAGACACGCATGGCCCTCTTTAATCCCTTTTTCTTTACCGCCCATGCATCGTCACGCTTCCAGCGTTCTTCATCTGAGCATGGTGCAAATGACCCTTCCATGTCGTACAGAACCTGTGCGTTCTGGTGGTAGTTTATGCGGTCATGTATGTAGCGAATGCGTTTCATTTCATCCCACATTGGGATGTCAACAATTACGATAGGAGACTGGGGGTAATTAGGTTTGTTTTGTGCATCACGCCTGTTCCAGTCTCTAAGAACCGCACAGATGGACAGCTTCTTTACTTTCTTGCCTTTGTTCTTCTGAACCAAATAAGCATACACGTTTAGCTGTCGCTCCCAGTCTATCTTGCCATGAATGACAGACCAGACACTAGTAACTTTGTAATCTGTAATCTCTACCGTCTGACCCTTAATCACCTGATGGTCAACCGCACCAGACAAAACCCAGCCATTTATTTTTGTGAATAAACGCTCTTCAATAACCACGTCATCGGACGGCTCAGTGCTTTCTAAAACGTGATGGACAGCAGTGCCAAACAAAGCCCAGATGTTGTCAACGACATCCACTACACGCTCATTGTGGTAGTGGTCACGCATAACCCTGACCCTTGCGCTATCAATCAGCGTTGTAACTGAGATGTCTGCATGACCCTTGCTATATTTGTCGTTTCTGGCAAAATCAACAAAAGACTGCGGCAGATTGTAATTGTTGGTAACTTTCATTGCATTCTCCCTTCACAGTTTGTTGTATCACTAGGGCATATACAAGTCAACAGGATATTTTAGCATGAAAGAGCATATATTCCAGATACTTGGCGAACCAGCATCAAAGGCCAATAGTCGAAAGATAGTGATGATAAGGGGGCGTCCTGCCTCGATTAAATCGGCAAAGGCTCGTAACTATGCTGTGAAGTTTTTGGCACAGTGTCAAACTCTTGACCTGCTTTTTGAAAACGATGTAAAAGTTGAGATGTTAATTTACTATGCTTCTAGGAGGCCAGACCTTGATGAAAGTCTGATACTAGACCTAATGCAAGGGGTAATTTATAAAAATGACCGACAGGTTAAGCAGAAGAATATTTACTGGGGGCTTGATAGGGAAAGGCCTAGAACAATCATCAGAGTGTCACCTTTGGAGAGCGGTGATATCCCAAGCTATCTCAGATGCCTACCTGAATGAACCCAAAGAACGCGAAATAATAGAGATGTGGATTCACACAGAGGACTTCATAACGGTGTGTGATTTGGCTGACATAGACTACGACAAAATGAAAAATAATTTTCTACACATTCTACAATCCAAGCCAGCGATTGCCAGATACGAGGGTCGCAAATTAAAAGACCTGATAGACAGAAAATAGTACCATAGTACAAATGTACTTTAATTGTATATATAATATATAATACATTATGTACTTTATAGTACATAGTGTACTTATACCGAACTTACCCCAAAATTGATATTGACAGTGTTTGACCATCGGCATATCGTTATGGTGTCGTGGAGAAATACAATGCAAACAGAACACCTAATTCGCGGAGAGGCACTCCGTAAGGGCGAGGGTCAACACAAAGTTGTTTGCCCAATATGCTCACCCCAAAGAAAGAAAAAAAGGGAGCGCACACTTTCACTAAAGGTGAGCGGGGAAGGTATCTTGTACAACTGCTGGCACTGCAATGCCAACGGTGTGGTTGCCTTAGAAGAAAGATATATGCCAGCAAGGAGGAGCAATAAAGTGTCACTAGCCGTTCAGCATAACTGGGATGACCTAAACGATAAAACAATAAGCTGGCTCAAAGGGCGTGGCATATCTGAGGACACAGCTAGAAAGGCAAAGGTAAAATCTGGTGTGCATTACATCGGTGCGGTACAGAGCCAAACTGATTGTGTTGTCTTTCCCTACACTAATCAAGGTCAAACATATGCCGCAAAAATCAGAGCGATAACCGACAAGGGTTTTGCTTGTAACGGCTCACCAGCATCATTTTTTAATCTCGACTCCGTTGTGGCAGGAGATGACCTCTTTATCTGCGAGGGCGAGATGGACGTGCTGGCATTCATGGAAGCTGGCTTTGAAAGCTGTGTGTCTGTACCGAATGGCGCGGTGATGAAGGTTGTGGATGGCAGAATTGACCCACAAGAGGACAGCAAGTTTAAGTTTCTTTGGGATGCAAAGAAGAAGATAGAGAAAGCAAACAGAATAATAATTGCGACAGACTCTGACGGCGCTGGTCAGGCTATGGCTGAGGAGATGGCTAGGAGAATTGGCAAGGACAAATGCTGGAAGGTTGAGTTCCCAGAAGACTGTAAAGATGCCAATGATGTTTTGCTGAAGCATGGCAGCAAAGGTTTAGATAAAGTTGTTTCAAAGATTATCCCGTGGCCTGTCGCTGGACTTTACGATGCTTCGCATTTCTATGATGAGTTGGATGAGATTTATGAAAAGGGAATGGGTAGCGGTGCGTCCACTGGCTACGTCAATGTGGATGAATACTACACGATTGTAGAGGGTCAGTTGACTGTTGTGACAGGTCATCCATCATCAGGCAAGTCAGAATTTATTGACCAGATTATGGTCAACTTGGCAGAAGAAAAGGGGTGGAAGTTTGCTATCTGTTCCTTCGAGAATGAGCCTCGCCTACACATTGCCAAATTAATTAGTAAGCACTTTGCCAAGCCGTTCTTTACTGGCGTAACCCCACGGCTCACGCCTGACGAATTAGACAGGGGTAAGGACTTTGTGCGGGAACACTTCAGCTTTCTGTATCAGAACGATGGCTCACTAGCCACGATAGAAGGCATCATAGAGAGATTAAAGATAGCTGTAATGAGACACGGCATTCGCGGGGCTATCATTGACCCATACAACTACATTCAGAAAAATGGCGATATGAGTGAGACGGATTGGATTAGTGAGATGCTGACCCAGCTTCGGGTATTCGCTCAGTCTCACGGCATTCACCTCTGGTTTGTCGCGCATCCAACAAAAATGATGCGCGGCACAGATGGGAAAGTGCCAGCGCCCAAGGGGTATGATATTTCTGGGAGTGCGGCTTGGTTTGCAAAAGCGGATGTGGGGCTGTCTGTACACAGGCCAGACCCAGTGGATAATGCAATTAGTGAGGTTCACGTTTGGAAGTGTCGTTTTAGTTGGGTGGGCAAACAGGGCGTTGCTGAACTGTTTTTTAATCCAGTAACGTCTCGCTATTCGATTGGTGTTGAGGATAATTTTCCAGATGTACCATCGTACAATTTTGAAGACGTGCCATTTTAGGAAGAGATATGGAAAGAAAAGGTAAAATTTTATTGGAAGAGGCAAAGTCAATTATAGATGCGCGTGGCGACCATTACGGCTCACCTTTAGAAAACTGGACACGCATTGCCAATTTATGGACTGCTTACTTAGGTCACAAACTTAAAGATGGGGAAGAGATAACTCCGCTTGACCATGGTCTGATGATGGACTTGGTAAAGACAGCTAGACTTATAGAAAGCCCTGAGCATTGGGATAGTTATCTTGATAAGGCGGGGTATGCGGCGGCAGGGGTTGAGTGTTTTAATGTTGACCCTAAAGATTAGATAGTCTAACGTCATAAGTGTAGCGGCCTACTACCTTAGCCGCTCATCCTCCCGACACTACAGGGGGCGGCGTATAAACGCCGCTCCCTCTTTTTTGGCATGAATTTTGCAATTACATAGATGTATCGATTGGTAGGGTGTCATCGAGTGTCACTTTCATATCTGACACCTTTGACGCTCTGCCATGTAAGTAATTATTCCATGAACGTGCAAGCATAATTGCATACATATGGGTGGTAATCCTAGCGAACCTATCCATACGCAAGCGAGACACAGTTGACAGTAATAGACGAACAGGAGAGCGAGGACCGTTGCCGTACCCTGCAATTAAGTCGTCCATAAACTTCTTAACCTTTTCCGAATGACCCTGCTTCCATGCAAAATACATCAAAGCAGTGAGATGTGGGTCAGGATAAGCAGTGTGCTTTTTTACAGCCTTGGCTTTTTTGATGCAAAGTTCAAGAACTGATTTATCGATTACGTTGTTGTATAATTCCAACATCTCACGCAAATCGATTTCCATTCCTCTTGCATCGGTATTGCCAGACTTCCATGCCATAATCATGCGAATACCCTTGCCAGTTTCAAGCGGATAAGGAACACCCTCTCCGTGAAACAGGTCGTGGTTATTACGCACTTTACCAACGTCCATATGCACACGACTTGAGGCTTCAATTCCAAATGCCACATGGGTGACAAAAGGAACGCCAGCCTTGACGCAAGCAAACAGGCGGTTCTGACCATTCATCAAGACACCATTTTTTGAAAACTGAATTGTGTCTCCGGTCAAAGACCAATTTCCAGAAGACATATCTTTAGCATAGCGTCTGATATTCTTTTTCTTTTTAGTCCTGTTATTGACGTTGAGGTTCTCAAGAACATACGATGCGAGTTTTGGTGAAAACTCAATAATGCGTGTGTTCTCAGGTGGGTTTGAAATTAACGAGGATAAACTAGACTTCTGCTCGTCAATATTCATGTCGGCACTTACGCGCCTCTTTTTTGATACCTTGTCCATAGGTATCACCTTGCCTTTCTCCCCAGTCCGTTTGTAGGGGGATTAGGTTGCCTTGCCCAAGGGCGGTTCATGTCTCCCAGTGGTGGGCAATCCACAGGAAATTTGTACTATGGTATAAATAAAAAATAAGTAGAGAGGGGCGGCACATGACAAACCGCCCCCCTCAAGTTGTTGTGGTGTGCTGTGAGGCCGGAGAACAGTCACCCTAGTGTGGTAACCTCACAACTTTCTCCAGACGCACCACGCGCCTGTCAACAACAACCCACACTAGGTAACTGTTATCGTTTTTTTCTGACCAGTTGAATAGTTGCTACTATCATCATTCCACATCCAGTGTACATAACAACAACACCAGCAACCACATGACCATTTGGATTTTCTACTGCACCAGTGCCAGCCATCATTACAACAAGGCCAAGCACCCAAGTGTAGCACCACATCATAAACCTAGTCATCATATACATTCCCCCTCATCATATCCACATGATAAGTGAACTCATCATATGTTAGCCACCTATATGGCGATGCGTCAATACTGAAATCAATGCTGTCATCACCGCCAATCTTGTAGACATCGTGAGATGCCTTGCGTACACCCTCGTCATCCTCATCAATGTCAGGTGCGTACCTGTAGCCATTGTATTTGAAATTGGGTGCGTTATGCCAACTAATCATCATCTTGCTCCATTGCATCTTCTACAGCCGTGGCAAACTTATGGTCTTCTATTGCCGCATCAATGGTGGCATCAGCAGACAGCGCTGAGGATAGCTTCTCACGCAATCCTTTGCCGTATGCTGTGGTCATACCATCAATGTGTGCTTCCATTGCATCAGAGACTGCGTAAGCCTCGTCAATGGTAAGGGTAATATTAACTAGCGTCATCGTGTAAACCACCTTTCACAAATACTACAGTGCCGTCAGGTTTAGTCACCATGACACTGTGGACGTTCAGTTTATAAGCAATCAATTCAGCGACAGCCATAAACTTTGCAATACTCAAAGGCAACATATCAACAGCCACGTCAATCTTTAAACATGATATGACCTTTTGAGATTTATCCCAAAAGCCGTTGCATTCATATGCGGTTGCCCCGCCAAAATCATCTATGAAGATTTCAACTGCTTCTCTTTGGATGGGGACAAAAATGTCCCCATCTTCATTCATGTTTGGAATGACAATAGATGCCATTCTGGTTTCTACATTTACCATGACTTCTCCCATCAAAGTTGTTTGGTGAGATGTGCAACGGTACGCCGTTGCAACAGTTTGTGAGCCTTGCCCAGATTGACACCGAAAGCATGGGGAAAGTTCATGCTACCAGTATACTTACAGACTAGCGGCAACTTGTGACTGTGGTCACTGGATTGATGGGTCACCAGCCAGCCGTTCATGTCGTAGCACTTGCCATGCTTGAACCCGACAGCCTGAACTTCAAAAGCATTCATACCATCTTCGTCTACATACTTAACAGAGCGAGGCTTGCATCTAAGAACAAACAGCGTACCCTCTGGCGCTTTTATCAGGCCAAAGCCACGCTTACCGACAGACTTGAACCATGCTACGCCGACTGTTACGTCATTGCGTAAATTCCATTTCGTGCTTGCGTCATTGTGTTTTGCCCCAACTTCATGACCAGCGCCGACATGCAGGTCTATGCTTGTGCGTGGGAATGCGTTAGATAGCAAGTCATCAGCACGTCTTTGGGCGTACTTCCCTGCACGTTTTACAGGGGCATACTCTTCAACGCCGCCTCGCAACTCACTTCGCACATGGGCTATGCTGTTGCGTAGTTCTTTTAAATAACAGGCAACTCCATCCCAAGCATCCCTGTTGCCAGTTTCCTGTCGTAGCCTGTCTTCTACTTGTGACATTTTTTCCATAAGGCCATGCTTTGCGCGGGAAGCGTATTGACCTGTTTTGCAAATCTGCCCCGCCACATCTTTTGGCAATATGTCTTCCCACTGACGCTGGCACTCAGCAATCTGCTGTTTGATAAATTGCATACGTCTGTGCATTTCGATTGTGTATTTCATGTATTGTCTCCTATTAGATGAAGGGGTGACGGCACTATGCCGCCACCTCAATGCGTGTTGTCTCACCAAATGGTGCGTCACTACACTGTGGGTCTGTTGACACCCACAGCACAGGATAGTCAGGCGTGTTGTCTGGAAAATCCCAGATGCCCATGTCTGTGAGATACACAAGAGCATCGCACTTGATGTTTTCTTCACTGACATATCTGAACACTGGCTCCACTCTAGTGCCACCGTTACCCTTAACATCCATGTCTTCTACAATTTCACCCTGCTCATAACGCCTGACGGTTTGAACCTTAGCATCACAAGTAATGACTGTGACAGAAGTAGGTTTATGGTCTTCAATAACCTGATTAAGAACACCAAAGAAGTATTCCCGATGATTTCCGCCAGTTGAGGCTGAACTATCTACAGCAACCACAACGTCACCGATACCCATGCGCTCAATAGATGGCATATAGATATCATTGTCGAACCACTGACGTTTTTGCGGCCTACGCCATGTGTAGTCGTCTGGCTGTTCGCCGCCAATGAAGCGATTGAACACGTCACACCAGTCAACCTTAGAGCGCCGCATAGTCTTGACCAGTTCCTCAATCGCCGCAGGTAGCTTGCCAGCCGCCTTCGCGACTTGCGCGGCTTGGAATACACGCTGTGCTATGCCAGCCTTGTACTGCTCCAATTCTGCACCCTCTATGGGCTTGCCGTTGCTGTCCTCTGGTGAGCCAACATTGCCACCCCATGGCTGTGGCTGAGGGCGGTCGCTCTCATCCATCTTCATCAACTCGCGGTAAACCTTGAGCCATGACCAACCATGATATTTAGGGTCATACAGGCCGCCTTCTGGCATCTCACCAACATTACCGTCAATAAGTATAGGATTGATTACATAATCCATAGCCATGTTTTGAACCTCAGCATTCACAGGCTTGCCATCAATTTCATCAATAGGTGTGCAGTGTTCAAACATGATGTGTCCAATCTCATGTGCGATTGTAAACATCACATTTTTGTCTGTACACTTATCGACAAACGCCTCACCCCACTTAACATACTTCCCATTAGTACACATGGTGGGTATGCTATCGTCTTGATGAAAAGGCGTGCCTAGCGTTAGGTTGCCCCAGAATGGCTGGTCAAGTACCAGCCTAGTCTTTGCACGAGCGATTTTAGTTTGTGCGTCCATATTAGAACTCCCGAAAAATTTGTACGATGGTATAAATGGGGCGGCATGAACCGCCCCATCAAATGTTAGAGCATCAACTCTTTGCCATGCGTCAGTAAGAACTGGCGAAACGCCTGTGTCTGCTTGATGGCAGGGTTGCGGTTGTATGCGTCTTTAACAGCAAACACCGCAAACTCTTTGTGCGGTAGGCGCATCAAATACTTGATGACGTTGCCAATGTTCTTGTCATCAGCACGATGCGCTAGAGCAGAACACACTGCATAGCAGATGCTTGGCTCCTCATGGACATCTGCGCCATCAGGGTTAGACAAGATGCTGTCAATGTCATTAGCACCAGCCTCATACACAGGCTTGAAGCCATAAAATTCAGCCGCATTGCCAGCGCCAATCTGACCAGCTACAGCCTCGCGCTCAAGTGTCTCGTCCAGCCCCCATGAGATAATAGAAGACAGACGTTCCATCGAGCGTGGTGATGCATTGCTGTCAGCGTCTCGCTCGACCTTGTTTAGCAATTCGGGACGATAGCGTATAAACGCCGTGACAACTGGATGGGCGCCAACACCGTTCAAGTATGCCACAGTGTCTTCAACGTCAGCCTCGACATTGAGAAACAGCAGACAGTCTTTGAGGTGGCTGGGTATGTTGTTTGCGCCAGCGCGGTCAGATACTCGATTGCCAGCCGCCACGACTGCCACGTTGTTTGGCAACGCAAACTCGCCAGCACGATGCTCATTCACAATCTGTCTGGCAACATTCATGTTTGCGATAGGCGCTTGCGGCAATTCATCCAGAAACAAGACCACCACTTCATGGGTGGCGGCAAGTTCCTCAACTATAGTCAGCCAGTGAGGCTTGAGCCGCACCGCCTTGTCGCCATCTTTTGCAATGATACCCATCAACTCGCCAGCATCAAACTGGGCTAAGGACATGATGTAATGTGTCCAGTTGTCACGCCTAGCTGTGATGCCAGTGATTGTGCAGGTCTTGCCAATCCCAGCGCGACCATTGAGGTATGGGTAGAGCAACTGTGCATCACGATAATTATCTGTGGCGAACAGTTTGATTTGGTTGTCGATAGCGGCCTCGACAATGGCACTAGCTTGTGAAATACGCATAATGAACTCCCGATGCGTTGTTGAAATTAATTGCTGACAACAAAATTGTTGCCTGACCTAATGTTAAAAGGCAGATTGATATCGAACCGCCTATATTGCTTGGCGTGTAAGTCAAAGACTACCGCCAAATGTTCTGGCACATTAGGGTCATTCTTGATGACACCCCAGACAGGACGGCGCGAACCGTCCTGCTTGGTGAAGAAGCCAGTAAAAAATCTGCCGTAAAAGCCTGACAGTAGGCGTTCTTTTTTAATCATGTTTACTCCCATGTTTTGTTGAAAGAGGGAAAGGCCGCACTAAGCGGCCTGACCTTCAAGTTGGGCAGTCATCTCATTGACTGCATCATTCTCAGCCTGAGCCTTGTCTGCCGCCTCTTGTGCGGCGGCTTCCATCTCACCGCGAACACGCAAGGCATCAGCCAGCACTGACTGGAACTCTTCGATTTCATCGTAGGTAAAACCGCCCAGCCATTTGTCACCGTCAATGCGCTCACCCTTGTTATTCTTTTTGGTAGAGCGCTTGCCAGCAACCTTGTCTACTGCAAGCTGAACCTTAGACTTAGCATCATCACCTGACACTGCTTTGATTAGCTTGGCCTCAGAAGAGATACCCTGCTCTTCAAATATCTGGGTAACCATCTCAGGGGTGATGTTGTCACCGCCAATCTTGAACACGTTGCGAGCGCCGACTGCGTTCTTGACCATCTTGTTTGCCATGCCCTCAGTCAGGCCACCGATGTCCATCAGGTCAGCCTTGAGGCTGGATGACACAGCGGTTGGCAGGTTAGACTTGGAAGTCATAGGCGCCCCAGCAATGCCAGATATTAGCTGGCAGTAGCTGTTCAGTTTAAGTGTTTGAGCCTCACCGTTTGCCTCTTTGGCATCACCCTTCAAAAGGCCAATGCGCTTTTCATTAGAAGCGATAGTGTTGAGGTTGCTGTCTGCGATTACGAAAGTAGATTTTTGCATTTGGTACTCCAAAAGATTGTTGATAAAAAGTAGCAGGACGCTACGACACCGCAGGGCGCGGTGTTTCGGGCGTGTCCTACGCGCCCATCATCAGGTAGCTTATGAGCATCCATTGTCCGACAATATAAAATTGACTGTGCCAGTCACTTGGTAATCAAAGTGAGCAAAGTCATCCAGAAGCATGGTCATGGTCTGCTCAATCAATTCGTTGGCGTTGTCATAGGTATAAAAGTCAGCGTGCAGTAACGCCCTTATCGCCTGTGATAGCGGATTGCAAACTGTGCCTGACATATTTGGACGCGTCCAGCTGGGGGCGTTCTCAGAGTCAGCATCATTGCAAGCCCAAAAGATTGAAAGTAATTCGGCGATTTTAGCGTGGCGGTATGCAGTCATGTTCAGTCTCCTGTTTCGTGGTTACTCGTCAGGCTGGGCTACCAATACCCAGCGACAGGAAAACCGTGTCCCTCTTAACGCTACTGCGCCAGTGTTGGGGGTCGTGTTGAGAGCCTTGCCAGTCGTGCCGCGATAAATCGCGCTGTTCGCCAGAACAGATGCTGGGACGTTTAACCCAAGAGGGTACTCAATCCGTGCGTCCTGAAGGAGGGGCGGCAGAGCCGCGCTTGCTACCAGCAGGCTCTCTTTAAATAAGCTATCTAAAATGAATTGTAAACCCCTAAAAGTACTATCGTACAAAAAAAGTTTAAAATAATTATCGGGTGCATCGACACCATATATATGCAGAAAACCCTTTTTTGGGGGTGTCGGATTATTGACGCTTAAAATGCACAAAAGTGTTGACAAAACCTAAAACGCTCACTGAGCGCTCTCAGCGACTATCCGTGTATGTTTCCTAGCAAAAATACCTAAAGCCTCTCAGTGGGGCTTAAAACGCCATTAAACGGCATGAACAAAACAAGAACATTGCCTGTTTAACTAAAAATAGGTTAATGAGAACGAAACAGGAACAGAATGCTGGGTAGTGGTAGCGTGTCTGGGCTGGTATATTTATACGGTAGTACAATTTTAAAAGCCCGACCAAGCGATAGCGCATAGTTGCGGCACTTCATAGGGATAGAGACATGGGTAAAGATAAAGACAATCATCCACACCTGACAATAGTGTCAGATGAAGGGGACAAGCTAACAGCTAAACAGGAACACTTCTGTCAGCTAGTCGCACAGGGTCAGACACTGACTGATGCCTATAAAACGGCATATAACGTCAAAGAAGGCACAAAACCTTCTACAGTATGGGTAAACGCCTCAAACCTAGCGACTAAGAACACTAAGGTCACAAGTAGGATAAAGGCGATAACTGAGGATATCACCGCACGTAAACGGACAGAGGAAGACAAGCTGAAAATCTGGGTGACTGACAGGCTCAAAGAAGAGGCAATGGGTGACAGTCCATCGGCTCGCGTTCAAGCCCTCACACAGTTGGGGCGTTCAATCGGTATGTTCAGCGATACAGTGAAGACTGAAGAGAAGTCAGACCGCACTGCCTCCGACATCGAGGCGGATTTGCAACGGCGTTTGGCGGTGTTGATGGGCGAGTGACCCGCCCCCTTTTTGTTGGGCTATCTACTATCACCCCACCTACCCCCGACCACCCTAATATGCCTACCCACTAGCCATGCG